GCCTATGATATAATATCTACTTACGTATATAACTTAGTTGTAAACAAGATAACTATGTAAGTTAGATAACATAGAACTTAGTAAGATATTACTATAGTCCAACCCGAAGGGTTGGCTAACTTAGTTATTAAACTAAAGAACTAGGATGTAATAAATTAGTTAAAACTTTAGTTATATAGGGTAGCTTCTATTTTTCCTGTATTATTTTTCCTGTATTTAAAAATTAGTGCTTGACTTTTCCAGAAAACTATGCTATAATTATAATATAGAATGGAGAATTTTGAGCATGGACACTAAGTCAAGATGGAAAACCGATCAAGGTGTGTATTACACTAAGTCATTGTTTTTTGAAATGATCACTATGGCAGATAAACCTAACTGTGTTTACACACTAAAAGCAGAAGACCATCCTCAAGGCTATCCATCACTTCGTAGATTATACCTAGAAGAAGAAGATCCAACTGAATATGAATTTGCTTGTAAATATCTTGGTGGTATTGACCATTGGAAAAAACTGATTGAATGCGATTGGTTCAAACCTCATCTGGAATCTTGGAGGGATGAACTGGAATTAAAACTTAAGGCTAAAGCTTACCGTAGACTAATGGCTGAAGCCGCCGACCCAATGTCCAAATACAAACTAGAAGCAAATAAGTTTATTCTCAGCACAGTGCGTAGAGTCCAGAAGAACGAGGACCTAGGGGAAAAGAACTCCAAGGGAAGACCTGATAAATCTTCTGTAGACAAGAAAGCACTACAGATCGCACAAGAACAATTTGAATTAGAACAGGACGCCAATCGGGTCCTTGGTAATCTTAATTAACACTTGGTAACACGAGGACTTTTAAATGCCCAAACTTTATATTACTGAGTACAGTAAGATTGGTTCCGACAGAGTAAATCGACTAGTACAAACAGGGGAAAACCCACCTGTTGCTTCGCAAACAGTTTCTTTTAGCTCATCCTCGGCACAATCTAGCCCCTTTAATTTTAAAACTTCTCTTATCAGGGTTCACACAGATTCAATTTGTTCTATTGAAATTGGAGAAAACCCAATAGCCACCGTTAATTCCCTTAGAATGGCCGCTAACCAAACTGAATATTTTTCTGTACCTAACGGCTATAAGATTGCCGTAATCTCTAATACGTAAGGTTACTTAAATGTTAACAGTATCCCTAAACGAAGTTAACTCAGCAATTGGTTTTGTAGAGGTTATCCGGGCGGTATCAGACAACAAAAATCTAGAGAAGATTCTTCAGTCAATTAAAGACGAGCATGAAAAACTAAAGTCAGAAGCTTCTTCCTTAGCAGAAGATAAAAAAGAAATTGGTGCTGAAAAGATCAAGCTTGAAAAAGAAAAGGAAGAGCTAAGCAACCTGTCTTCTTTTCTTAAAGACAAGGAAGATAAGCTTAGATCAGAATCCGAGTCTCTAGACAAGCTTGTTTCTTCTGTACAAGAGTCTGCAAAAAACAACGATATGGAAAAGGCTAATATTGAGTTTACCAAATCCAGTCTTGCTAAAATGGCAGACGAACTTAGAGTAAAAGAAACCAATCTTAATTTTGCTGTATCCTCTCTTGGTATCGAAAGAGAAGAAGTTCTAAAACTAAAAACTGAGCTAGAAGAAAAACTAAAAGCTATTAAAGGTGTATTAGGTTAATGGATTCCCTTCTTGCAAAAGCCAACGTAGGCGCTGGTACTGACTCCCTTGCCGGTATTGCTACCCCCGATGGTTTTGCAGGGGCAGTAGTTGGTACTGATGGGACCGTTGCTGAAAGATTAGCAACTGAAGACACCCTTTCTGAACTAAACTCCAAGATCAGCAATACGCCTTCTGGCGCGCTATTGTCAGGAACGGCGAGAGAGAGGTTCTTCGAGAATTTCCACGACTTTGATACAACGAACTCATGGGAAGTTGTGCAAACTGGCACGGGCATGACGATTTCCGGCCCACTGGGCGGCGCGGCTGCGGGTTCGTCTCCATATCTCAACATTGCCAGCGGCACGACGATCAACCAGAAGACAATCATCTTGTCTCGCGCTACGTTTTCGATGCCGGTCGATTTACGATATCAGATTACGGCCAGCCAGCGCATTGCGAATAACCGCATGATTATCGGCTTTGTGCAGGTTGATCCGACTACCGGCGCGATAGTCACAAGCACTACCTACTCCACAGCCCCAGATGTGTTGAACGCGCGCAACGCCGCAGTACATCAACACGATGGCACGGTCGCCACCACGGCACAGCTTCGTGTTCGCGCGGCGGGATCGGCAATTGATACCTTTGCAAATGCTTTTGGCACTGGTTTTACCACCGTTGCGACGGGCACCAGCCCAAACTTCCTGTCGGCCACCACCTACGGGCTGACATTGGAGCGGGATAGAATTAACACCCGCGCCTATGGGCAGAACGTCGCCACCAACACGGGTGGTCAATTCAGCTTTGATCGAGTGTTGCCAAACCCAACTGTCGTTTACAAGTTGGTTATCATTGTCGAAAACCTCGGTACTGCCCCGGCCTCGTCAACGGATTGGCGCTTCCACCTCATCAATGTATTGGACGCCACGCGTTTCGATGTATCACCACGGAATGCCGGTAACACCGACGGGGCAAAAGCTTTTCCATTTTGGAGCGTTGGCGGCACGGTTGGCGTCACCGGTTCTGTGACTGTCTCCGGCACGGTTACTGCCACGGTTACAGCGGGCACAGTAAGTCCAGTAGTGCCGGCTACTCCCTACATTCTCAACTCAGCAGCGAACACGAACGAAGCTTTGATCCTTACGGGTACAAGCGGCCTTCAGGCGTTCTACGCCACGAACACGGGCGCAACTGCTGCATTCGTAAAGCTCTATAACAAGGCCACGGCTCCGGTTTCGACTGATATTCCGGCCATGATCCTTGTAGTTCCGGCGGCTGTTTCTGGCGTGCCGGGCGTATGTACTCTTCCAATTGGCTTTAGCGGTTTCCGATTTGCTCTTGGGCTTGGTATTAGAATCACAGGCGGTGCAGCGGATAACGACACGACCGCCGTTGCTGCTGGTCAAGTTAAAGTAATTCTGTCAAGGACAGTTTAAATGGTTACTCTTTGGTTAACAACTATTTTAGTTCCTGCGTCGGAAGCCCCACCAATTCAACAAGTTTTGTTAGTAGACAATGACAACAAAATTGTAACATTTGGATTTCTTCTTTTAAGGTAAAGTTCTATGGTCGATTTCAAAGCAGTTGAACGGGATTTGACAGACTTCAGACTTGGTTTAGTCGAAAACCAACAAAAGCTTGACAAAGCCCATTATGATGAACTAGCCAAAACAGTAACCAAACTTAGTACAGACGTAGCTATTATTTCATCTGATTTAAACAAAGTTTTAACTTTTAGTAAGATGATTCTTGGTGGTATTGCCCTAGCCTTTATTACCGCTCTCTGGAAGGTAATTACTAAAGGGGGCCTAGGAGCATGACCCTAGTAGAAAAGATAATGGTCTTCTGTACTACCTTTCTAATTTTTTTTGGACTAACAAATTAAATGACCAGAACAACGCCAAGAACTAATTTATCTAAGACTGCCTTTGAAGATAAGTTTAAACAAGTTAGGGAACTGGCTGAATCTGATCTTGTAACTTTTATCCGACTAGTTCATCCTCAAAGAGTATTGGCACCTGTTCATGAAGAAGTTATTCGTTGGTGGACAAGACAAGATGCCAAGAGTCATCAGCTTCTTCTACTCCCCCGTGATCATGGTAAGTCTGCTCTTATTGCTTATCGAGTAGCTTGGGAAATCACTAGAGACCCTACTCTTCGTATTTTGTATATCTCATCTACATCTAACCTAGCCACTAAGCAGCTAAAGTTTATTAAAGACATTCTTACCTCTGACATTTATAAGAGGTACTGGCCCTTAATGGTTAATGATGAAGAAACCAAAAGAGAAAAATGGACAGAAACAGAAATTTCCGTAGACCACCCTCTAAGAAAGAAAGAAGCAGTCCGCGATCCGACAATCTTTACTGCTGGTCTAACAACAGGAATTGTGGGTCTACATTGCGACATCGCGGTGATGGACGACGTTGTAACCGGGCAGAACGCGTATACCGAGGATGGCCGAGACAAGGTGAAAGCACAGTATTCACTACTTGCCTCAATTCAGGGTGCCAATGGGCGCGAATGGACAGTAGGGACGAGGTATCACCCTCTTGATCTGTATCACGATATGCAAGAGGCACAGGTAGACACTTACGATGATGAAAGTCTGTTTGCCGGTACAGAACCCCTATACGAAGCTTTCCAGCGTGCTGTAGAAGACATTGGTGACGGTACTGGTAACTTCCTATGGCCCAAGCAACAGAGACAAGACGGTAAGTGGTTTGGCTTTGATGCCCAAGTTCTAGCTACTAAAAGGTCGCAGTATCTTGATAAAACTCAGTTTAGAGCCCAGTACTACAACGATCCCAATGATACTGGCACCGCCCCAATCACTCGGGATATGTTTCAGTACTACGACCCTAAGTTCCTAC